GCGGCGCGCTGGATGTCTTTGAGGGCTCGCCGCCCTGCACGGCGTTCTCGACGGCCGGGAAACGGCATAAGGGGTGGGGCGAGACGAAGACGCACGGCGGCCTGGTGCAGACGAACATCGAGGATCTGTTTTACGAGTGGCTGCGGGTGCTCGAGGAGCTCCAGCCGCGGGCCTTCGTTGCGGAGAACGTCGCGGGGATGACGGTCGGTATTGCGAAGGGCTACTTCCTCGACATCCTGCGGCGCATGAACGCGCTCGGCTACCAGACCGAGGCCCGCATCATCAATGCGAAATTCCTCGGCGTCCCGCAACATCGCAACCGCGTGATCTTCATCGGCATCCGACACGACCTGGGCGCGTTGCCGGTCTTTCCGACGCCGCAGCCGTGGTGCTATTCGGTGCGCGACGCCCTGCCGTGGCTGGAGGCGGCCACGTTTGACGCGCATGGCTGGAAGTTTCCGCGGTATGAATTTCTCGATGAGGTCGCGCCGCCGAGGATCGGCGGCGGCAACGGCAGCAACAGCGGGCACTACCTCGTGCGGGACCGCATCACCTATGAGGACCGCTATGGCGCCTACACCACGAAGGGGCACTCCAGCATCAAAGACAAAACGATCGTGCACTCGATCGACGACCCGCTCACGACGGTTCGCGCCGTGATTCCGGATCAGTTTTATCTGGCGCAGGGCACGCACCGCCGGAAGTTGACGATCCCGGAACTGATGCGGCTCTGCGCCTTCCCCGATGATTTCCAGATGACCGGCACGTTTCCGCAGCAGTGGGCGCGGTTCGGGAACTCCGTGCCGCCGCTGATGGCCGCGGCCATTGCGACCAGCGTCCGCGACGTCCTGCGCCAGGTGGACGGCCATGCCCGGACCTAGACGCCAGCCGACCGTGCTGCGGCTGATGCGCGGTAATCCCGGCAAGCGCCGGATCAACCACCAGGAGCCGCGGCCCGATCCGCTCGCGCCCGACTGCCCGGCTGAACTCAGCGATCCTGTCGCGCGCGCGGAGTGGGCGCGCGTGGCGCCGGGCCTCGTCGCGAGCGGCCAGGTGACGACCGTCGACCGGGCGCTGCTCATCGGCTACTGCCAGAAGTGGGCGCAGTGGCAGGCCATCGAGGCCGCCGCGGCGGCGCATCCGTTCATCGTCAAAGGCCCGCACGGCCATCCGATTCCGAACCCCGCATTGTCGCTCGCGTTCAAGGCCTACAACCTGATGCTGCGGTCGGCGGCCGAACTCGGGATGACGCCGAGCGCCCGCTCGCGCGTCGTGGTCGCGGCCGCGGCGGCGCCCCCGCCGGCCAGCAAGTGGGTCGGCCTGAAGTGAGAGCCAACGCCGGCAGCGATCGCGCCGTCGCGATCATCAACCGGCTGACGCACACCAAAGGGCCGTTTGCCGGCCAGCCGTTTCATCTGCGGCCCTGGCAGGAGCGCGACATCGTGCGGCCGCTCTTCGCGACCGACCGGACGGGCCGCCGCCGCTACCGGTCCTGCCTGCTGATGATGCCGCGCAAGAACGGCAAGACGGAGCTCGCCGCCGCCTTCGCGATTCAAGGCTTGCTCTTCGACAGCGAGCTCGGCGGCGAGGTCTACTCGGCCGCGGCCGACAAGGACCAGGCCGCGCTCGTGTTCCACGTCGCCGCGCAGATGATCCGCAACGACCCGGAGCTCGAGGCCGACGTCGAGATCATCGACTCGCAGAAGCGCATCGTGCACCGGGCCAGCGGCAGCTTCTACCGCGCGATCTCGGCCGAGGCCTACAGCAAGCACGGGTTCAACGCCTCACGCGTGATCTACGACGAGCTCCATGCCGCGCCCTCGCGCGAGCTCTACGACGTGCTGACGACCTCGATGGGCGCGCGGGCCCAGCCACTGCTGATCGCCATCAGCACGGCCGGCTTCAACCGGCACTCCATCCTCTGGGAGCTGTATGCGCACGCGAAGAAAGTGCGCGAGCAGCCGACGCTCGATCCGACGTTCCTGCCGGTGCTCTATGAGGCGCCGGTCGAGGCGGACTGGACCGACGAGCGGGTCTGGCGCCACGCGAATCCGGCGCTGGGCGACTTCCGCAGTCTCGAGGAGATGCGGATCATGGCGGCGCGCGCGAAGGAGATCCCGGCCCAGGAGAACACGTTCCGCCGACTGTATCTCAACCAGTGGACCGAGCAGGCGTCCCGCTGGGTGTCGATGCCGGCCTGGGATGCCTGCCGCGTCGAGGCCTTTGGCGACCGCCTCCGCGGCCGGCGCTGCTTCGTCGGGATGGACCTGAGCTCGACGAAGGACCTCACCGCGATCGTCGCCGTCTTTCCCGACGATCACGGGCCCGGGTTCGACGTGCTCGCGCAGTTCTTCGTGCCGGCGGACAACATGGCCGAGCGGGTCCGCCGCGACCGGGTCCCGTATGACCAGTGGGCGCGCGAGGGCTGGATCACGGCGACGCCGGGGAACGTCGTCGACTACGACTACGTCCGCCAGGCGCTGCGGGCCTGGAAGGCGCGCTACGACGTGCGCGAGCTCGCGTACGATCCGTGGAACGCGATCGGGCTGGTGATTCCGCTGCAGGAGGAGGACGGCTTCCGCTGCGTGGAGCTGCGGCAGGGGTTCGCAACGTTGTCGGCGCCGACCAAGTCGCTCGAGGCGGCCATCCTGTCGCGGACGCTGCGGCATGACGGGCACCCGATCCTGCGCTGGAACGTCTCGAACATTGCCGTCGAAACGGATGCGGCCGGCAACCTGAAGCTGTCGAAAAAAGTCTCGACGGAACGGATCGACGGGGCGAGCGCGCTCGTGAACGCGATGCATCGGCGGGATTACCTGGCGGCGGACCAGTCGCCGACGTACTCGATGACCGTGATCGGCTGAAAGGACCCCATGACCCAGAAACGCGGACGGAAACCGATCGGTGACGGCCCGGCCTCGGCGCGGATCTCGGTCGCCGTCACACCGGCCCAACGCCTCGAGCTGCGGCGCGTCGCGAGCACGAATCGCACCGGGGTGTCCGGCATCATCCGCGAGGCCGTGAACGATTACGGGGACCGGCGGCTATTTCGTAGTGAACAATTGAAGAGGTGACCGCACTCTAGTGCGCGTTGTCCCTGACCCGCGCCTATTCGCTACTCACCATCAAAGCCGTTGATACGCATCAACGGACGATCGCGGGCATTGCCTCGACGCCTGAGCCTGACCGCATGGGCGACGTCGTCGAACCCCTCGGCATCACCTACCGCAATCCGCTGCCGCTGCTCCTGCACCACGACGCCAAGAAGCCCGTCGGGACGGTCACGTTCAGCACGCCGACCAAGGACGGCCTCGCCTTCACCGCGTCGCTGCCGATCGTCGACGAGCCCGGCACGCTGCGCGACCGCGTCGACGAGGCCTGGCATTCCATCAAGGCCGGCCTCCTGGCCGGCGTCTCGATCGGGTTCCGGTCCCTCGAGGAAGCGTTCGACAAGAAGACCCAGGGGTTCCGGTTTCTGCGATCCGAGATCCTCGAACTCTCGCTCGTCGCGATTCCGGCCAACGCCGGCGCGACGATTCAGTCGATCAAATCGCTCGACCTGGCCGCGCCTGGCCGCCATTTGTCCCGCGACAGGGACACCCTCCCGATCGTGCGCGTGAAAGACGCGCCTCGCATGGAACAGAAAACCTGCAGCGAACAGATCACGAGTTTTGAAAACAGCCGCGCCGCCAAGCACGGCCGGATGACGGCGATCATGACCAAGGCGGCTGAGGCCGGCGCCACGCTCGACCAGGCTGAGACCGACGAATACGACGGCCTGACCACGGAGATCAAGGCCATCGACGCGCATCTCGTGCGCCTGCATGGCCTCGAGGCGACCACGATCGCCAAGGCGACGCCGATCACGGCGGCCACGCCGGCCGAGGCCAGCCTGCAGCGCAGCGGCGTCCCGATCATCACGGTCAAGACCAACGTCCCGGCCGGCACCGGCTTCATCCGCTATTGCCAGGCGCTCGCGGTCGCGAAGGGCTCGACGCTCCAGGCCGTCGAGTACGCGAAACGCTGGCAGGACTCGACGCCCGAGGTCGAGCTCGTGCTGAAGGCGGCCGTCGCCGCCGGCACGACGACCGACGCCACCTGGGCGGGCCCGCTCGCGCCGATCAAACCGCTGACGGATGAATTTATCGAGCTGCTGCGGCCGGCGACGATTCTCGGCCGCGTCCCCGGGTTCGTGCGCGTGCCGTTCAACGTCTCGGTCGCCGCGCAGACCGGCGGCGGCACGTACCAGTGGGTCGGGCAGGGCGCGCCGAAGCCCGTCGGCAAGCTGGCGTTCGCGACCATCACGCTCGGCATCACGAAGGCGGCGGGCATCATCGTGATCACCGAGGAGCTCGCCCGGACCTCGAGCCCATCGGCTGAAGAGAAGATTCGGGCCGACATGATCGCCGGCATCGCGCAGTATCTCGATCAGCAGTTCATCGATCCGGCCGTCGCCGCCGTCGCGGGCGTGTCGCCCGGCTCGGTGACCAACGGCGTCACGCCGATCACCACCGCCGGCACGTCGCCGGCGAATGCGCGCACCGATATCCAGGCGCTCGCCGCGGCCATGACCGCGCTCAACATCTCGACCTCGGGCGCCGTCGTCGTACTGTCGGAAACCAATGCGCTGGCGTTTGCCAATGCGCTGAATCCGCTCGGGCAGCCGCTCTTCCCGGGCGCCACGCAGACCGGCGGCACCATCCTGGGCTATCAGGCCGTCGCCTCGCAGGCGGCCGGCACGACCGTCGCCTTGATTCAGGCGAAGCAGATCCTCTACGCGGACGATGGCGGCGTGACGATCGACGTGTCGCGCGAGGCGTCGCTGCAGATGGATACGGTCCTCGACAATCCGCCGCTCGCG